TAGTTGTTACTCTCCATTGATCTATTAAAGCATTTGTAATTTGAGCATCGCCAGTTACAGTAACTCCAGTAGAAGCTGTTTCTAATTTTTTAACTTTATTGTGATATAGTTCTACTGAACTATCAGTATTACAATGAATATAATCATAACCACTTGTATCTTGTAATCTTAAATCATCTTCTGCTCTGATTAATAAATCTCCAGTACCTCCATCGTGTATAATACTATTAGAGCCATCATGGTAAATTTCAAAATCGTTACCAGTTCCTAATCTTAATTTTTTATTGTCAGCTAAATCTAAATTTGTTCCGTCAAACGTAAGATCGGCTTCACCATTTAATGCTGTTGCTGAGGTTGCTGTGACTAATCTATTATCTACACCATTTGTAAAAGCTGTGATTGTACCTGCTGCATCTGCCGCCCATGTAAGTCCGCCTGTTGCACCTGACTGGGCACTAAGAACGTAACCATTAGTTGGTGAGTTAGATACATTAAGTTTAGCTTCTGTAACGGCGTTATCTGCAAGCGCTGTTGTTCCAACCGATCCTGCACCTGGGTTAACAGTTTGTACTGCTTTCCCAATGTACACTGCGTACATTGTGTCTGATCCTGCCGTTGCAGCTGAAAGTGTTAAAGTTGTGCCTGCCGCTGTGTATGCTTTTCCTGCACCTGGTTCTTGAATTACATTATTAATAACTAGACGTATGTCTAGTTCATTGGCTACAGCACGGTCTAATGTATAAGAAGTTGTTGCACTTGTTGTGAAATACTGGACATTAAATGCCGCGTATTTCTCTGCTGGTGTATTACCTATATAGGGCAATTAATCCTCCTTAACTTACGCTGTCAACTGTTGAAACCCAAACGTCTGCAGAACTTGCAGTATCGGATTTTACAATAAGAGCATCATTATTTTGCATGACTACTTTTGCGCCACCTGCTAATAGTTGTAACGATCCGCCACTTGGGATCGGTGCACTTTTAACAAGATGGAATGTTCCTGAATTAGTTAAATAGACGTCTACTAGTATAGTTGATCCCAGTATGTTTGCTACTGAAATTCCTACTACTACGTCGTTACTGTTTGCTGTATGTATTGTTACTGGGCTAGTTCCCACAGCTGGTGATTTATATCTTGTAAAGTCTTGTGCCATTATATTTCCTTATTTTAGAGGGCCACGGCCATCGCAATCGCGAAGCCTTTTGTTGCGCTATTTGCTGGGTCAACTCCATTAACTGTATTAACTTGTAAATCATTAATTGCATTTGCTACAACATTAGATCCATTAATAAATATAATAGAATCTCTTCCTGCTAATACTGAGTATGATGTACCTGAACCTGTTGTGCAAATAATAGTATTAGCTGTATTGTTTAAAACATAATACCACATTTTCTTATTAGGAAATGTAACAGTACATGTACCCCCTGGGCTACCTGTAAAATCTAATATCTTACAGCGTCCAGCTTCTTGTGAATAAGAAGTAGGGTCGTTAGTAAAAGGTAATGTAAATGACGTACTTGATAAAGTTACACCAATCATTTGGTTAACCATATCGTCAAGACGATTTAAATTATTATTTGTTTGTTCACCCCAGGTGTTATCGTTTTCACCTGTTGTCATCAAGATCAATTCAGCGTTAGACCATGTTGATGCCATTAATTACCTCTTCTAGTTAATACGAATTATTGCGTTACTTGAGTCAGCTGCTGGCCATTGTATTTCAAATGTACCTCCTGCTACAGAATAGTCTGCACCAAAATCTATTACAGCTACTGCTGAGTTACTATCACTTGTATTATAAATTAAACAACCTCTAGTTGTAAAAGTTGCTGATGTCCAAGCGGCGTTAGCTGCAAAACTTGTAAATGCTACTGTGCCCCCTGATGATGGATTAACATTTGTCAATGCGTATCCACCTGTTGTATATCCACTTCCATTTGGTAGTTCATCTGATGAACCAGTCATTTGGGAATAGTTAGTTGTCGCTGCACCGAAAGTACCTGTGATACTTGCGTTGGCTTTAAACAATGCTACTTTATATGCGTCTGCTCCATTGCTGAAATCTTGATCGCCTTCCAATAGTTCGACTTTAAAGCTGGTACATAATGCTGATGTTAATGCCATTATCGATCTCCTTCTAATCTTCCTAATGTACGAAGTTCACCTTTGTATAGTTCAGTGTTCCTCATTCTTACTTGTTCTTCAACCCCTAATGTTTGAACAGCACGTTCGTACAAAGATTGATATGTACCGACTTGGTTCGCATCTTTCATAAATACTGCAGCTTCTATGAGGCATGCGTATAATAAAACATCCTGACAATTATCACCTAAATACGTATTCGCATTACTTGATGATAGTCCCGGTACATGATAAGTATAACCTATTTCAACGTATTTGTCAACACTTGGAGTGGGTGCAAATATAATATTTGTGTGTCTATTGGTACTAGTATACTTAGTTCCTGGTCGTTGATAAGCATAATAAGCAGGATTGCCTGTTGTAGTAGGGCTCTTCTGGTATTCTCTTATAAAGGTTTCGTCTTTTAAATACAACATATCACCTGTTTGAGTTTGACCTCCGGGTGAATTTGATCCACTTAATCTTAAAAATCTTAACACTACTAAGTCTTCTGGCATTGCCATACCTGCGTAAGCAGTACCTGTTTGTAAGATAACTGTCTTTCTAAAAGCGTTTAGATCTAATTCTTTCATTATGCGTAGCTCTGCATTTGCTATACATAAGTCTATATTACTAGTAGTAAATTCTGTACCATCATTTTCAGTCCAGTCTTTAATTGCTGTTACTAATTGTGCGTATGTTAATCCCATCTTATTGACCCCATTTGCCTTCGTTCCATGCGCCTGTTCCCCAACCTGGTACGTTAATAGCTACAGTACCTAGTTGTGAAGTACTTGCTAATCCAGGTGGTATTTCAGTAGTATTAAAGAATAATCCTGTACTACCTTCAACCGCCGTCATTGCTCCTAATGTAGAAGCTACAATTATTTCTGTACTATTAAGAGTAACTGCTCCTAATGTCGTAGCCATAACTGGAAGACTTGCATCCTCCGCATGGTTCGTACTAACAGTACCTAATGTACTTGCCATCGCTGACAAAGTAACTGGTGCNACTACAGCAACTGTTACTCCTGTACTATTTAAAGTAGAAGTCATAGCTGGCAATGTAGCATCTTCATCTACATTTATTACTATACCCGCACTATTTAATGTGCTTGTTGCTACTTGATAAGCAGCACTTGGTATTGGTAATACAACCGCAATAGATAAACCTAAACTATTTAAAGTTGTGTTCATCTGCATGCCTACAGCATTTTCACCCGATGGATGTTTAATGCCCCTAGCATTTAATGCAGTGCCCATCTGCCCTGACCATTTACCATACAACGAACCTAGTTGTACAATAGTATCAGACGTACTTTGAGGAGGTCTAGGGTTCCTTAGAACACTAGGGTCTCCCCCTTCGATATACATTCCCGGNTCTAACTGAGGTTGTTTAGGTTCCCAGTCACCCTTGTATACTCTAAATCCTGTCCACTCTGTTCGAGCGTCTTTATATNTAATCTTAAACCCTGATCGGTCGTCGATTAATATTGCGTTTTTACCCCTCGCGTATTTGCCCATTATGCATATCCACGAACCTTAGGCGTCACATAAAAACTTGCACGTTCTCTATCTTCTTCCCTAGCTAGTTCCCATTCTTTCTCATACATTTGTATGAGTTCTTGTCTTCTATTAATGTCTACTAATTTAGGATGTTTGTTTGCTAACTCTACTGTCAATCCGCTTATTAAAGCTGGTAACATTCTTTTAGGTATAGCTGCATTTTGTGAATAGTTATCAGTAATATCTTGACCATACTTAATAGCCCACATAATTATTTTAAACTTGTTATCTACATTAGGCCCAGGCCATAAGTAAACTGTATGATTTGCTACACCACTAGCATCAAACTCAGCATTTCTGTCTACTGCAAATTTAAGTGGAGTACCTGTAGAATATTTATTTGGGTATGATAACCAATCAGCATAACTAATTCTTTCCATTTCAATATCTTGATCTGGAGTTGCTTCAGTATTACGACATGATGCCGTTAGAATATCTGAGTATTCATTTGCTGCTAAACTAAATGTTGGATAAGTAGTATTGTTAAATGAATTAACTGCTACTTCATGTAAATGTAATGTAAAAAGATTTACGCCTTGATTAATCCACTTTATCATAAGCAGATTTAAAGATCGTCTTGCTGTGATTAAATCATAACCACCTTTTGAACTTACGCCTAAACGTTCGTAAGCTTCTTGTATTACATCATCAATCGCTAGATTGAAAGTACGTGTACCTGAACTAGCCAAGTTGCCCCCTTACATTAATGCGCGAGTTACTACCCACAATAACTGACCTAAAACCATAAAGCCAATTGTATACATTACTTTTGTTATTCCGTTAATCTTCTCTTCAATATGACGAAGATG